TGTGATTGTAGCCGTTTCAGTAACTGTAGTGGTTGGTGTGATTGTAGCCGTTTCAGTAACTGTAGTGGTTGGTGTGATTGTAGCCGTTTCAGTAACTGTAGTGGTTGGTGGAGTGCTAGGGGTAAGAGTTGGGGTACCACTAAAAGTTTCTGTAGGAGTGTAAAAATTAACAGGAAAATTTCCAGACGATTTAGGTTTATATATAGGATTATGAACAGAATTGAAAATTAATTCTCCAGAAGAAGATGTGAATTCAATCTTTGTATATTCAAAGTTAAAAACATCATTAAAGTAAAAACTCTTGGAGGATTTCGGGTCGATTTTTTCGGTATAAATACAAGTCCAAACAGAGAAATCTTTTAAGTTGGAAACGCAAACTCTGGCTACTGCATCTGAGCTACTAGAATTTTCTACAAAAAAAATGTATGAATGTGTTAGTTTTTTACCAATAAAAAAACTCTCAGAACTTAAAGTTTGAGAGGTTCCAGATGGAATAGACAAACTTCCAGAGAAAGTTGTAGGTTCGCTAGAAAATATATTTATATTAGACATGGAGACTGTAAAAAACTTTTACACAAAACCTCCATGAAAAAGAAATTTTTTATAATCTAGAATCTGCGGATTGTTTATTTTCTAAATACCAAGAAATTGTTTGACGCAAACCTTCTTCGAAAGAAATAGGTGTAAAATCAGGAAATTTAGATTTCATCTTGGTTACATCGAGAACTTTTCTCATGACTCCGTTAGGCTTAGAGGTGTCCCATTTTAGTTCTCCTTGGTAGTTCATATATTTAGCTGTAAGATCAGCAAGTTCTTTAATTGATGTTCCTACTCCAGTTCCTATATTGATAGGTTCGAGGTCAGACTCGGAATTGATAGAAATTTTGATCGCTTTTGCGGCGTCTTTTACATATAAAAATTCTCTAACTGGACTTCCATCACCCCAATTTGTTATAGAGGGGTTATTAATTTCGTCGGAAAATCTTTTAATTAAGGCGGCGACTACATGAGCTCTGTAAATTTGAAAAACATCGTGCTCTCCGTATAAATTGGTTAGAGAAAGGTGGTTACCAAGTAAGCCGTATTGCTGGAAGTAGGATTTTTGAGCAATGAGTTGGATTTTTTTAGAAGAACCATATCCAATAACAGAATCGTGCATAGGGCCACTCCAGAAATCTTCTTCTTTCATGTCCCCGACGACTTCTCCTGGGTAAGCACATGCAGAACCTACAGCCACAACTTTTTTAACACCATTTTTAGCAGCGGCTTCATAAATGTTTGCTGTCATTATGGTGTTATTTCTAAAAAGGTTGGCAGGCTCTTCAATATTAATATTTAAGCCCCCGTAGTAAGCAGCTGAGTGAACTACCACTTCTGGTTTATGCTCTTTAATAAAATTAGAGGTAGATTCATAATCGTAAAGATTGAATTCAGAGCTTCTTGGAGCAAGAACTTCGAATTCTTGACTACATTCGTTAACTATTTGTCGACCAAGGAACCCCGAGCCTCCTGTTATTAATATTTTTTTATACATTTTTATATTTACTTCTACTATCTAAAGCTGGAACAGCTTTAATTAATTCATTTATGCCATCTTTAACAGATGTTTTGATTTCAAAGCCTTTGTCGTTTATTTTTTTATAAGAAACTTCGTAATTTCTTTTGTCTTCGTCTTCTCCAATTTCAGCAAAGTGTAAGTAATAATCCACTTTTTGTTTAATCATTAATGCTATTTCTTCTTTATTGAAGTTGTTGAAATCCCCGCCAATATTATAAGTGTCGTTCTTCATATTGTCGTAATTATCTATAGCGTAAATAATGCTATCTGCCATGTCATTAACATGAATAAAAGTTCTCTTGAATGATTTTTCAAACATTACAAGAGTTTTGTTGTTGATGGCTTGATAAACAAAATCATTAATTAATAAATCTAAGCGCATTCTGGGGGAAAGACCAAAGGCAGTAGCGAAACGATAGGCTACAGCCCCATTTTCATTGAGGAAAATTTCTTCAGCTTTTGTTTTTGTTTTACCGTATAGACTTATTGGATTAAGCGGTGTTTCCTCTGTGCATATTTGATTTTCAATGATGCCATAATTTGAACCAGTAGATGCGTAAACAACACCTTGTTCTGGAGAAAGTAGGGAAGATATATGTTTGGTGGAATGAACATTAACTTCTCTAGCTAATTGAGGATTTTTTCTGCATGCTGGAAAACCAACGATGGCAGCTAGATGTATTACAAATTCAAAATTATGAACCAAATCTTTCATTAAGGACTTGTCTCTAACATCACCTTTAATGAATTGAAATTTAGGATTGTTGAAGTGAGGAATTAATGTAAAGCCATTATCATACATTAAATTATCAACAACACAAACTTTGATATTTTTTTCTAATAATTTCCCAACTAAAACAGATCCTACATAACCAGCTCCACCAGTAACTAAAACTTTCATATATTATATATATTATAATTTATTTTTTAATTTTCTATTTTTATTTTGAGGTGAAAAAATATTATTTTTATATAGAAAAGAATTTGATATTCTGTGTAACCCGTCTTTATGTTGATGTTCTAAATGGTAAAAGTCAAAGTTTAATTTCAATCCTAAATTATAAATGTTATACTTGTATAATAATCTATTTATGAAATCTATGGATTGATAATTTTGAAAAACTAAGTCCTGATTAAAGCCGTTATTGATAAGAGCCGCATTTTTAGAAAAAAATAAAACACCACGTTGGCAACCAAAAAAGGGGAAGAAATTTTCATTTGATTTTTTATTAAAGCAGTATTGGGTTTCGCTTAATTTAAAATCTTGAAAATTATCACTGAGTAAAATTTCATCAATTGATTCCAGCTGATTGTAATTAATATTTCTTGAGCAAGAAAAAGCTAAGTTAGGTAAATTTAAATTTTGATCAAACCAATGAAAGAAAGAAGGGCCTATAATTGTGTCATGGTCGATTTTTAAAAAAAAGTTATTAGAGCTGTGATTAATCGCTTCATTTAGAGCGTGGGGTTGAGAGTATTCGGAGTCACCGTTTAATGGGTCACAATAATCTTTACTAAAATGCAAAAAATTAACGAAATTAAAATCAGCGTTATTTAAAATAGGGCTTTCGGATAAGGGTAATGAAGATCCCCAGTCGACCAAAATGACATCAAAAAGAATTTGTGGATTTAAAAGTTTAGAAAACTTATGGATGTACTTAAATATTAATTCTAGTTTTTTAATTGATTTGCCGCAATAATTGTCGTTTTTGGAGCAAAGTATTATACTTAAGCTTTTTTGAGTCATAAAAAACTACTAATTAAGGCAGGGGAGATTTTAAAAGAAAAAGAAGATTCATTTAAAAAAAATATTTTTTTAAGATTTTCATGATTTAGGTTTTTGGAGTCAGAGGATGTTGTGATAAAGTAATCAAAGTCGTGATCATGGAGATTGTAATCTTCTGGTTTGTAGAAGGTAAAATTTATTTCGGATAGTTTTTTAGTTATTTTTTTATCTAGTGAAGATATAAAAAACTCACAATTTTTAAGCTCAAATGAAACTTTACCAATTTGAGAAATTAAAATATTAAAGTCAGAAAACTTTAAAGAGGGGCAATATATACAAATTAAACTCTTGTTGGAAAAAAAATCTGGAAGCACAATATAATTATATTAATCTAAAAACTTAGATTTTAAACTGTTGTACAACTTATAATCAAATTTAGATTTTTCATTAAAAACTTGCAGATGGTCTTCAGACAAAGATTCTCTAGAGAATTTTTTGTTTTTATTTTCGTTTTTATTAAGTGGAGTATCTTTAAGCCAGGAATTTGGAATTAGATGAGGGGATAAACCATCGTATATATTTTCATATAAAGATCCTATTTTACTGGGAAAATCAGAATCTTCCGTGAAAACGATATTAAAATAAGATATAAATTTTAAAAATTTTTCATAAATAGCTTCAGAGATTTCATGCTCGTCTTTAACATCTAAGAGGTTTCTGATGATCCAGGCATCTTCGAACTGCATGCTAGAAGTGTATTCTATGAAGGTGTTATAAGAAATGGAGCCATGCTTTTCGTCGTGAGAAGAAGCAAAGGAATTGTTATATTCATATAAAGATAGAGCTCTATCAAGAGGATCTCTTAAGGCTAGGAAAGGCCTAAGTGAATAAAATTTCGAATCAAAGAAATTGAAAAGAGTGTTAAAATGCCTGAATCCATTACTATTGACTGTGATAGAGAAGGGCGAAATTGAATCAAAAAAACCAATTGGAACATCTGAAATTTCACATCTATAAGTAATTGAGTCTATATGGTCAATACTTTTATCTAAACCTAATATATTTTTTGAATCTATAAAAAATATATTAAAACATTCTAAACCCTTTATGGTAATTCTTAATTCACGTGGATATTCCGAATGGAAGTGAAGTCTATTATAACGTCTTAATAAATTTGCAATTAAACTTTCAATGAAGGTACCAGCGTTTTTTGGTATATGAAAAAATATAGGAATATTAATCTTATTGAGCGAGGGTTTTGAAAGTTTTTTAATTAATTCTATTTTAGGGTCTAAGTAATCGATATTATGTAAGACAGCCTGAGATGTGAAGGAGAAGTTACTAGAATTAGTTTTGTGATGAAGGATAATTGTATCTGGATAATGTTTTAAAATTTTAAACTTGCTTAAATTTGAATCTTCTGGGTCGCTAGCGTTAGTTATAAATTTTGTATCTATAAGCTTGTTTGAGTTATTAAAAAATCGGGATCCTTCTTCTGATCTTCGCCATTCATCTATCGCTATATCGAAATTAATAAATGGAACGCCGCTTTTAACCGATTTAATTAAATGATCCTCGCTAGATTTTAATATTTTATATAAATCTTTATTTAAATTATATATAGCTATTCCATTGAGGTGATCTTTATAATCTAATACTCTATGCCATTTTTGAATACCTTTATACTTAGAGCCAGCTATAGAAAACTCATTAGATTGACAGAAGTTTAAGATATGGTCTAGCCATTTTGTTTTTAAAATCTGAATATCTGTTTCTAATAAGAGGCTGTATTGGTAGCGATTTGGATGGGCTAGGAGGTAGTACAAGCTTTGGTAAAAGGAGTTGTTGGGGCCAGAGCTTATGCCGTGAGGAGGTATAATTTCGGGTAGACTAGATCTACTGTCCCAATGCTTTATATATAAATTTTCAGACTCGCTAAGATTTAGACTATGGGTATAAATTTTATTGAGATAAACGGTGTTCTCTAAATCAAGTATTTTATTTAAATTAAAATCGGATTCAGGTAAATTATCGAGTATTAAAAATAAATCAAAAGAATATTTTTCAGAAGGTTTTTTTGAAATGATTCTTGAAATAGATTTATACAAATCCCCAGATTTTAACTCTTTTTGAGTACAGGGGTAGAAAACACATATTCTATTTTGTTTTTTTAAAGATTTTGCCATGCTTTATGTAAGTACACAAAAATACACATGTATTACACATAATTATTGACAACTTTCGCAACTTTCGCCACGAGCTTTAGCTGCTATACTGCAGGAATTATTTTTGGGTTCTGTTTCGGATTGAGAAGACTTCTCAATTTTACTAGCAGCACGATTTCTTAAATAGTAAGTTGTTTTTAAGCATTTCTCCCAAGCGTGAAAGTATATGTCGTTTAAATATTTCAATGAAGTTGTTTTATTGTAGAGATTGAAGCTAACAGCCTGATCTATCCATTTTTGTCGAACTGAATTGCAATCTATTAGTTTGAACATATCTCTATCGAAGGCTGTTTTGTATTTTTCTTTTAAGCTTTCTGGTATAGAGTCATCAATTAAAGATAAATCTCCATCACAATTTTTTACTAAATTTGAAATTTCTGAATTCCATAAGCCCCTGTCTTTCATGTCTTTAACGAAGTGGGGATTGGTGATGTAAAAATTACCACTTTTATTTTCGTAAACAAATAAAACGGAAAAATTAGGTTCAATGCTTTGTTCTACACCATTGATGTAGCCAATTGTGGCGGTTGGGGCAATTGCCATAACATTACTATTGCGCATTCCGTGGGATTTTATTGAATCTCGCACTTCTGACCAGTTTAAAGACTCCTTCTTGTTGAATTTTGATTTTCTGTATTTATGTAAAATATCGAAACTATCTATTGGTAGAATGTTTTGGTGCCACAAAGAACCTTCAAAATTTTCGTAAGGACCTCTTTCCTTTGCTAATTTTGAGCTAGCTAAAATAGCCTCCCTGCTATAAAACTCAAAGAAAGAATCATTCCAATGTATGGCTTCTTCGCTATCGATAGGTATATTTTTAACATGAAGTACGTCGTGTATGCCCATAACTCCTAATCCTACTGGGCGATTTTTAAGATTAGAGTTGCTAGACTCTTTGGTTGGGTAGAAGTTAATATCAATTACGTTATCCAACATTCTGACGGCAGTATGAATAGATTGTTTGAGCTTATCAAAATCTATCTCCCCATCTTCTAATAAGTGATTCAATACATTAATAGAACCTAAATTACAAACAGCGGTTTCTCCAATTTTAGTTTTTTCACCCTGTTTGTATTCAGATGGTTTTGTGTGAAGGGTGATCTCCGTACAAAGATTAGAGCTGCGTACGGCTCCAGCATGTTGATTGGTATATCTAATATTACATGGATCTTTAAATGTGTTCCAAGGATGAGAAGTTTCGAATAGTACTTTAAGCATCTTTTTCCATAGTTCTTTAGCTGGAATTGTTCTGTAGTTTTGTATTAACCCTTCATCGGCTTGATTGCATAATTCTTTATATCTTGCATCGAAATCTTCGCCAAATCGATCATGAAGATCTGCGTATTTAGGATCAAAGAAATACCAAATTTCTTCATTTTTAACCCTACGCATAAACTCATCAGGAATCCAGGAAGCGGTATTCATGTCATGACAGCGAAGCCTGTCGTCCCCAGTGTTCCTGCGAAGATTTAGAAAATCTTCATAATCTAAGTGCCAGGGTTCCAGGTAGGCACAACCAGCACCTGGGCGTTTTCCGCCCTGATTTACTGCAACTAATAAATCATTGTATATTTTAAGCCATGGAACTAATCCGCTTGAAATACCATTAGTTCCTTCAATATGAGAACCTGTGGAACGAAAAGGGGTAACATCAAGACCGAGACCGCCAGCGTATTTTGATTTTCTGGCTTCTTGCCAAGCACCATCAAAGATACCGTCAATGCTATCGTCAAAAGTGTTAAGATAGCAAGAACTAAGCTGCGAATGAGTAGTTCCACTGTTAAAAAGAGTTGGGGTAGATGGGGTATAAAGCTGCTGGCTAATTAAATTATAAAATTCAACAGCTCTTTCGTTTTTATTATCCTCATTGATAGAAAGCCCCATGGCTACACGCATAAAAAAAGATTGTGGAGCTTCCAGAATCTTGCCGTCTATTCTAAGAAAATATCTATCATAAAGAATTTGAACCCCGAGGTATTTTAAGTTTTTATCTCGTCTTATTTTTATATTTTCAGATAAGAAAGAAAGATCAAAATCGAGTAAACGTTCGTCTAGCCTATTTTCCTTAACTAATTTTTTTGTGTTTTGAATGAAGCTTTTTCTATACTGAAGTTTAAACGTATCGGAATCCACACCCTCCTTAAAAACTTCTTTATATAAAGTATTGAGTAATAACTGTGCGGCAGCGAAAGAGTAATTAGGTTCTTTTTCAATCTTTTCGCGGGCAGAGAAGATTAGAGCTTGATCTATTTCTCTGGTTGTTATCTTATCGAATAGTTGTAATTGGGCGTCTAGCACAATCTCACTAGCTGATACATCCTCTATTCCAATGCAGGCTCTTTCAGCACTAGCGTTTATTTTTTCTACATTAAATTCTTCTAACCTGCCGTTTCGTTTTTTAATTTTCATATTCATTAATCAACTATCATACACAAACTTTCGATAGCTAAAATTAGTATATCAAAAACTTTAAGTTTTTACAAGTAAAATATTTTAATATGTTATCAAAAAACAAGATATATATAATATATTAATATATATATATTAAGATATATAAAGACTTAAAAGTTAATTTATAAATAAATACATACGAGTTTCTAAAAAAAAACTTGACTTTTTTAGAAAAACTGATATCCTATATTGATGGCTAAAAAAAATATATCAAGATTGATCACCAATGATTTTGAAAATTTATATTTTATAACATCAGCAAATTGGGAAGTATCAGTTGTAGCCTCAAATCATGAAGAGGCCGCATCCAAAGCATTGGAGTTAATGCTAGAGAGTGAAGGAGCTGATTTAAAGCTAAGTCCAGCGATAATCTCCTTGAATTGCTCTAAATTTTGCGTGAATTTCAATCAAGATCATAGTAAAATATTCTCAACCCCTTATATATTATCCAACATAGGTAGACATGATCTCTCTAAAAAATTCAAAAAAATAATACCATCTTAATATGATTATAGCAGTATCAGGAGTAGCACGTTCAGGTAAAGACACATTTTTTTCTTTATTGCAGTCTCAGGCGAAAGATTACCAATTAAAAATTCAAAGACTAGCTTTCGCTGATCAAATTAAAAAAGACTTAAGACCTTTAGTTAAACGTAAATTTAATATAGATATACTTAACCCAACGGCAATTGAGAAAGAACTAGTTAGACCATTATTAGTTGCATACGGTACCGATCTCGGCAGGAAGATAGATAATAATTTTTGGATTAAAGTCATAGAGCCTAAGCTTCAGAAAAATGAAACCAAAGGAATTATATCAGTCATAACAGATACTAGGTATCCCAATGAACAAGAATTTTTAAAAAATAAATTCAAAGATTCTTGTTGTGTTCATATAAATAGATATGGATTCAAGCCTATAAACTCAGAAGAAGAAGCCTACACCCCTTCTTTAGAGAGAAACTCGGATTATGTAATAAGCTGGAGTTCATTTGAGGGGGACAACTCTAAAGGTATACCATTTATACAAGGATTTTTAAATGAAAAAATCAAACGAAAATAAAATAATACACGAGATTAAATCTGGTATAAATACGACTGAAAACTTTCGAAAAATACTAGATAAACACAGTGGTATTTTTTTTAAAATGTGCTCTAAATACATGTATGGAAATTTTCATTTTTACCAAAATGACTTCCTACCAAACAGGGAAAGTTTTATATATGAATGTGTACTAGACTATAAACCTGATAAAGGCGCTAAATTTAGTACTTATTTAGCTAGCAGAATAAAGTGGTTTTGCCTAAACCTATATAACAAAAACAAAGAATCTAACACCAAAAAAGTCAATATAGATCAAGAAGACTTGAACAATATTGCGTGTTCTAATACTTCAATAATTTCTCTAGAAAAAAAAGATGCCCTAGAAGAGTTTTTAAAAAAATTAAAGGGTAATAAAGATTTACGACTCTATGAAATATTTAAACTGAGATATTTAGATGGGGAAAAAAATACCGTAATGCCCTGGAGTGTTGTAGCTCAATCCCCTAAAGTGAATCTTAGTGTTCAAGGTTGTATAAATGTACATAATAAATATATAGAAAAAATAAGAAAGGAAAAAAAATAATGGCTTTTTACTTAAATCAATTTCACTGCATTGGTAATTTAGTTGCCGATCCAGAAATCAAACAAGCTGGAAACACTAAAGTTGCAAAATTTAGAATCGCAGTAAACAATCCCCACAACGAATCTGCTTTATATTTTTATGTAGACGTATGGGGTAAGGAAGGGGAAAAATGCATGATGCTTAAGAAAGGGTCTCAGGTTTTTATTACAAATGCATCTATCATACCTAAGCAATATACCAAGAACACTGAAAGCGGCGAAGAAATAAATTGCACAACCTTCACCGTTAATGTAGATGGTTACTGCGGGAAAGTTCAGTTTGGGCAAAAAATAGAAAACGAAAACAAAAGCAAATCTAAAACTTTAAAAAGCAAAAAAACATCCCCTAAAGAAAATGCACCTATTGATACCGAAGAAGAAATTGATCAATTTGAACAGGAATTTGAATTTTAATCTCTTTCCCTGAATGGTGAGAATAAAACCCTGGACTTCAGTTTCTTGTAAGCAACACTTTCCTTGCATGTTTTAGCCCCAAAAGAAATCTGGGCCGCGATCAAAAGCACTATAGCTAAAGGATCAAAAACACAAACTATTATTAATATAATAATTCGAACAGCTTGATCTGGGTCTATTTGAGCTATCCCGAGATCCTTAATTAGCCCCACAACATATTTAAGAGGTCCAATCTCAGACTCTAGATTCATAACCACGGATCCTAGTTTATTTTTCTTTAACCGCAAATCTTCAATTTCTAATAAAGACTTTTTTATTAAACTATTTAGGTTGTTAATTTTATCTAAATTGTCGTTATCTTTATTTTCTTTTGTTCAAAAGTGTTCATGAAAGATTTTATCTCTTCATATTCTTTTTCGTGTTTCTCTTTAATTCTCTTTATACTACCCCTATGATATTCAATATCTTCTTGTATGGAACGCCTCTCTTCCTTTTGTTTTTCTTGTACTTTTTTTAAAGCTTCTTTTTTATTACTAAAAATACCCGAGTTCTTTTTTTCTACACCCTCAACCTCTAAGTTTAGAGTTTTTAATCTTTCATTCAATGACTTAATTGATTCATTTTCGATTTCAATACTTTTTTGCATTTTTTTGTTTATTGAATCGATTAATCTCTCGGACCTATCTAATTCAACTTCACTACTTCTTTTTCGCTCGCTCTCTTCTTTTTTTATAGTATTAATACTTCCCTCGTATTGCTTAATCAATAATTCTTCTTTTCTTATTCTCTCATCTATAGTTTCTATTTGTATTTTTTCCACATTTGCTAAATTCTGATGTTCTACATGAGCCTTACTTAAGTAACCAAAAACCCCCAAGCTCGTAATAGCCATTAATGTTAATATAGAAAATATTAAATATAATTTAATAATTATTTTTGGTTTTTTCCAATTTGCATGCAACCAAAGTACTGCTATAACCTTAGCTATTTCTAAAGCCGCCCCCATGACAATTACGGAAGTTTTAGATCCTGGAAAAATAGTTGATAAACCTATAATACTAAAATACCCACCTATTATTGATATCGACAAAGCTGATAAAAAAGTTATAAAAAATATAAACATATATATGCTTACACTTTTTATTTGACTTCTTGTTTTTTTTATCTTATAATAAAGTAATGCCAGTTTATGTATACAAACACCCTAGCAAAGAAGAATTCATAGAATTAGTTCAGTCTATGAATGAAGAACATGTTTACATAGATGATTCTGGATTAAAATGGAAAAGAGTATGGATTAACCCTCAACTAAATACAGACTCAAACATAAATCCATTCGATAACGCTCATTTTGTAAACAAAACTGGCAACATGAAAGGTTCCTACGGAGATATGCTAGACTACTCAAAAGAACTTTCCGATAAAAGAAAATCAATGAACGGCGGAATAGACCCAGTTCAACAAAAATATTTCAAAGAGTATTCGAAACAAAGAAAAGGGGCAAAACACCCAGAAGAAGTAAAACAAAAATTAAAACAAAGCAATAAATTCTCTATAGATTTTTAATTATGAGCATATCAATATACAAACCAAATTCTAAAAACACAGGCTGCGCATTTAGCTTTAGGTACGGAGTGCAACAAAAAAATCAGGAACCCTGCTTGTTTATTAATGCAATCCAACAGTACAACTGGAACGAAGAATCAAAAACTGGCAGTTTTTCTCAAAACAGAAACAACCCAGAAAAAAACATAACATTAAAATTTAATGAATTTGAATGTGGATCAATACTATCCTCTCTCACTAATAGATACGAATACAACACTTTTCACACATACGGGGAAAATAAAACAACAATAAAGTTATCTCCCTGGGATAAGGAAATTAAAGTTAGCCATTTAAATAAAAACTCTAAAAAATTCGAGCAAAAAACTCAGGTTTTACCAGCTTTTGGTATTTCCATAACGCGTAATGGCTCAGATACCTTTAAAATCCCAATTGAACCAGGTGAAATAGAAGTCGTAAAAGAACTTTTAAGTAAAATTATAGAAAAGATTTTAATTCATAGGATATCCATACAAATTAAATCTCAAAATAATGATTGACTTCTTTAGTGAATTTATGTTAATATAATTTTCATGACAAAAAAACAAACAAATTCCTCTAAAACTTCAGGGCCTGAAATATATACTAGAAATGATTTTGGATTACTTTCTAATGTTGATTATATATTTAATGAAGACGGCTCTATTGACTGGAGAGCTATGGTTAAAGAAGAACATTTGTTTCCCAATAAACTTTGGTTTGAAAGATTCAATAAACCTTTACCTAAAACAATAGAAGGATTAAAAGATCACCAATTACTAATTAAACTTAGTGGAATTAAGGAGCTCGCGCGTCTTAGAGGTTTTTCAAGCTGTTCTTACGAAACAGTAAAATGTGAGCACGACCATGTGGCTGTTAGTTGTTCTATTCAGTTTATAGCTAATTATGAAACGGGTAATAACCCTATTGTGTTTGAAGATATGGCTAATGCAACTATTCATAACACCAGCAGTTTCGCTAAAAAGTTTTTAGAAACAATTGCTTGTAATAGAGCTTTTGTTAGATGTGTAAGAAATTTTTTAAATGTTCATATTGTTGGCATGGACGAAATGGACACATCTGAAAACCAAAGTAAAACTCAGGATAATGTAAGCAACAGTTCTTTTTCTATACACTCAACCTTAGAGAAATTTTGCAGAGAAAATATAAACTGTCAAAATTTTGAATGCTTCAAAGACTATTTATTAATGCTAAAAAATTCTAATTCTTATGTTAACTCTGAAGCTTCTTCTTGGAACTCCTTTGATGACATTCCGTCAAAAGAAGCTAGGATACTTTTGAATATTATTAAAAATAATTAATTTTATCCTATATACTTTCTTAATATAAAATATATTAATACTGGTTGTGTAAAAAAAGCAAAAGGGACTATAGCAAAATCACCACCAAGATAAAAACATATAATTGAAGAAAAAATTCCACTAACCCAATGAGAATAACAAATCGGGCACGTTAAAAGCTCTCCTAATAAACTCCAATTTTTATAAGCGTATTCTTCAAAGTCTGCAGGAGTGTACATCATAGCTTTTTTTCTTCTTAAGAAGAGCCATATTTTTGCGAATTTGCATTTTAATGTTGTTGTCTGCCATATAAATATCCAATTTAATGCACACATAAATCCTAATATATATATTTCTAAAAGTTTTAATGTCATTGTATATATTATAATAATATATAAATATTTAATTTCAAAAAATTATCCTATTTTTATTACTCCACCTGAGTACCCCCATAATTTAGTTAATCTTATAATTTCATCTTTATTTGGTATATCATGGACAGGGTTATACCAACCTGGACCACACCCACCTAAAGTAAATTGAACGGAATCAGCAATAAATGCTTGTCCGCATCCGACAGCTACCGCTCCGCAAGATAAAGTATACTCACTATTAATGTTTTTAGGCGGGTCGGAATCTTTATCCCTATTAAACTCAGAGCAGTTTACTGGCTGACTAATCAGCCCAGAATAATGCTCACCATCAATACTAAAACCTTGCTGAAAAAAACTAACTATCACTGTTCCATCTTCACCAACTCCAATACCACTCGGAAAACTCCCCACTTGTTCAGCCGTATTATTATTAACTTCAGCATAAGTACAAATAGGAAAAACGTCACGTTTAGTCTGAGGTGTTAGATTAGTATAACTAAAAGGTATAAAAGAATAATACCCCCTACCCTGCTTCTGAGTAAAAAAGTCAAAACAATTTTGAGTTAAAAAATCGTCGTAACATATTTTTGCGGATGAGGGAGCGCTTGATTGAAAACTGCTTCCGTTTTTATTAATAGATCCGTCGGCATGAGTGCTATATACATCATCACCCAGGGCATCTATTCCAGTACATAATCCCCCAGCAACAACAACAGAATCTACTTGATAATTTTTAGTCTCTGAGTTATATTCAACCGAAACTTTTGTTACTCCAGATCTAGTTCCAAAAAATCCATAATTTTCTCCGCCAGCCATACATGTTACATGATTAACATTATTTAATACCTTAATCGGACTTGGATTACTATTTTTAGGTTCCCCGTTTGAGTCTATCAGGTCATTTATATTGTAAACATAAACCGAACCACTTGTTCCAGCATAACGTGCAGCCCTACCTCTAGCCGCTGAATAGGTCCAAAGTTCTTCAACTACATTTCCTGGAGGGGGCAAATATCCGCATGTTCCAACCATTAAATAATTACTAAATGTAGCGACTTTAAAAACTATTTCTCTGCCAATTGATATAATTGGCGTTTCTCTGCCTCCACTAAAATTCGTCCAGGAAGCTCCCACTCCCCAAGCCGTAAAGTATCCCTTGTCTCTATAAGCACAAACACCATAAGCTCCTGTATAACCATCCCATCCATATCTATAACTAGTATCAAAGCCACCACCCTTGGTGCTTTCTTTTGGTATTCCATCTAATGGACCGCCCCCCGCATTTCCCGAACCTAGCGAACCGTCAGCATTTAGTCTAGTTACACTATAATTACCCCCAACTCCACCTGGTCCACATGCAGCAAGAAACCCATTGGATCCTTCAACATTAATAGCCGCCACATCATAAACTATAGGCGCTCCTGAACTACCACCACTAATACCTATACTAGTTTCCATCCTTGATGACAAGTATTGGTTGTTGGAATATTCTGGATGCTGAGTAAGGGCGTCTGCACCGATATAACTAATATTTCTACCAGCTACTTTCTTACATAATGAAGATTGTTTACAACACCCAGACATTAAAATTTAACTAAATATTAATAATTCTACTTGGGAGCTTTCCAGAACTCGGTAGCTAGAATTACACCATGATATAATGTTCCATCTTCAGGGTGGCACCACTCTACATTTCTTAATTTTAATACTGGCTTGTCTGGTTGAGAATCAACAAATTCCTGAGACACTATAGCTCCAGTATCAAATTCCATTCTTACTAATTCTCCATTGGCAAGCATACTTATTTCAACCAACCCTCCATCTGGTTGGTAAAATTTTGCTGGTGATGCAGATATATTTATTGTCATTTTATTAATTGTTTAAGGTTTAACCCTACAGATCTTAAATTTTTCAAGTCTGGTATAGATGATCTTTGTGAAAATTTATATTGGTTTGTGACCTTTCCATCTATTACACTAATATTTAAACTTTCTAAATATTTATATGTGAATTCATTTATAGGATAAAAAGCATTTTCTAGAGTGAAGCTTATTGATTCAATGTAAGGCACATAAATACTATTTGTGCAGTCCGCAACAGATGTATATGGAAAAGTATAAATTTTTCCACCGTCTATTATTTTTATATGATCAATATAAGAGTCGTATGCTAAATACCCTCCATACCAAGACATTGATGATACATTATGAAAAATATGCCTATTTAATCTTGCGGCTCCTTTATTGGGAACAAAAGAGCATCTAGTTCCACTGTATTTTCTATTAACAGCTATACTTTGATTTATAGTCTTTTTCTGTTCTGAAGAATTTAAAGATGAATCCGATTTTGTCCTACCATCATCATCAACAATTTTTTTCCCACCCGTATACCAAAGTTCTGGATCCTTAATTCCAGACCAATAAGCATAAGCTCCTCGACTACCTCTCCTTGCGCCCTGTGCTCTTATTGAGTTTCGAACGGATGTTAGTAAATTTAAAGCTTCTTGCCTTAATCCCCCCAAATCAATCGCAGCTACGCCTCCAAATTGAGTCTTATTTGAATCTAAAACACTAGCTGTAAAATCTACAAAATTTTCAAGACCAGCTGTTGATGTATCATAACCAACTGACCCTGGAAACGGAACAGCTCCATAATCGAGCATTACACAATTTCCTCCAGTTATTGTTCCTATAGTCATTTCTTGACTAGTTGGAAATCCAAATTCTACAGCTTGAGTATTTTGCGGAACATAAAATACCGAACCAGCTGTTTCTAAATTCCATGATCTCGCACCTAGTGGTCTTGACGCTGTTCCAAAATTCTCAAACCCAAAAGTTTGCCCATATAGAGTATCTGAACTTTCTCCATTTGCAGTAACATCCTTACCATCAACTCTTGTGGCATACCAAAACCTTCCATCATTTTGCCAGGCTGTTACCTGATCATCAAAACTATAATCGCTTTCCGCTATACCTAAAGACGATTTAGCGGTTGCTATTGCATCTCCAGTGGTTGTCACGCCTTCTACCCCTTTATACCAAACCCTTCCCTTTCCTACTCCTCCATATAAATCTGATACATCACCCTCTATTCTTTCCGCATTACTTGCAATTAATTGTGCTGTTCCATATGCTTCTATTATAGGATGATCTTTAATTAAAGTCCATGCTAAAGAATCTTCTTTGTAATATGGTGATAGATTTAATTTACTTCCCAACATCACCTTACCATTTTCATATTGACCCGATGGTGCAGCAGAGAAATTATTATTAAAAGTATTATTAACTATAGTTGTATTAGCTTTACTAAGGTCCCTAACATATCTCCCTGGAGCTTTCGTTATATTCATAAATGATGCTGAGTAGCCAGCAGCATAGTCTTTAGATATAGATGATTGAATAGCTATAGTTGGCACAGCAATACCAGCATCCGTTAAAACACTCAGTTTTCCATAGTCGCTAAAATTATCTTCATAACCAACTCCCCATATACTATTGGCATGAAAAATTTTACCAAACTTAGATCCTAAGGAAGAAAGAACATCAAAAGCGGTTCCGCTATCATTATGAATTCCAGTTATTCCCCTGCTATTTTTTACTGGGAATAACTTAAAAATCTCATCACTATAATAATTCCACTCCCCAAATTCAACAAAAGGGTTCGGTAGTCCTGGGGCATGATTTGTAATAAAATTTTCAACAGATATACCTGGTGGTCTTTGCTCTTTAACTCCATTACTATTAATATAATGCGTCCCGCTATTTAAATCATGATAGTTCGCTATTAAATCACTTGCAGCCATCATAACGCTTCTCTGTATGTTATCGTATCTCCCTATTGCAATTCCAGTTACATTAAAAAATTCTTTACCTAAAACGTAACCCTCGTCCGCATATGCATTAAATTGTCCAGCTGCAACATAAATAGAATTATACTTAACCCAAATAGAATCAACTAATTTAACTTTGGTTATAGCTCCAGATGAAGACTTAATATGCTCAATTGAAGCTATATCCCAATCCGTAGTTCTAGCAATTGGGATTGCTATATTTTTTAGATCATACACAATTTGTGCTGCAGATGGGGATTGATGGCCTATTAAAGTAACCTCTATAGTCGGAGATGATCCGCCAGAAAAATCTAAACCCAAACCTAGATATTTTGTGCAGAAAGTTTCTATATATTTTGATGTGCAGCTCATTATATATATTATATGTATTTACACAATATCATCAAAATATTCTTTAGTCATTGATATAGATGCAATATTATTATGTATATTATATCTTTCTGAATTTTCAGTCATTATAACACTTAGTCCCCCAAAAAACAAACTCTCTACTTCTGTGAAAATTGAATTAGCTTCGTTTGCTAGTGCTTGAAGAGCGTTAGATCTATCCAATTCTTCATCGTTTGACGATTTCGTGTATTCCCCATCTAATGATACCGAAACAACCCCTTTCTGAAACCCAGACCTGGTAACTATATACTTATCCATTGTTCCTCCATAATTCATTCCAATTTCATATCTTGGAGCCCTATCTTTTATTGAAACATTTTTCTTTAAATTTTTAAAATCTTCTTTTTCTTTATTTGTGAAAACATAATTAAAAGAAATCTCACCCGCTTTTTTATTTTCTATTATATTTTTTGTTTCTGGCTCTAAGGCTAGTGTTATTCCCAAAAAAATATTATTAACTTTTTTTTGTGCAATTTCTTGTATCCAACTACTATAACTTGAACTATCATAATTCTTATTCAGGAAATGGTTTTCAACATCTTCCCATCTTTGATTCGAGTGTCCAAGTTTAGTTATTACCCCTTCCACAGAAACTGTAACTATACTATTTTCACCCTCTTCTATAGATGTTTTTATTATTTCTCCCACTCCACACTCATCATAAGAATCATCATTATCAAAATTAAATATAAAAGAAATAATCTTTTCATTTTGGTCTTCATTTATAACCATTGCCTTTGGGTGGCTATTATAATTTGACTCACCAAATGCTTCTTTTATTTTTTCTAAAACCTCTTGTTTATTTATTATATTTCTTACATTTGTTATATTCGAATCTTTTCCATACTTTATTGTTCCTGAAAAATCTACACTGGACACCCCACCAAAACTTTTATTTCTAGACATTGTATATCTATATATCGCATCTTGATTCGCCCTATTTTTTGAATCTATTATATACGTTTCATTTATTGAAAAATAATTTTTAAACCTATCAATTTGTTCAGAACTTTCTACCAATATTAAATTTGAATAATCTAGACCCTCTGGTATAATTACATTTTTAATTTTTATTGAATTAACAAAGCTAATAGCATTGTCCAACGAATTACTCAATGAGTTAGAGTTTTCTCCTTCAGCATTTCCGTCTTGTGTGTTCTCTCCCTTGGCTGCTATACTTCTAGTTATAGTATATGTATCATCTTCGTTCTTTACAATATTTGTATTATATGCAGGGGATGATATTCCATAAAATTCATTATGAAGTAGCTCGTCGTAGCACTCTAAAGTTATATTATAATATAAAATTTTATTATAATTCTGGTCTGGGAAATCTATGTTTAATACTTTACAAAAATCTCTTTCCAGTATATTTAAACCATCTTCTTTTATTATTAATTTTTTATAATCTTCAGAGAATCCATTAATTACTGCTTGCTGCTTGTCTTTTAAGACCCCCAAATAATCACAACCAGCAATATCCCCCTCTACATGTATAGCGCCACCTAATTCAATAATCTCCTTTACACCCTTAATATCCCCCATTATTATAGACTGAGTACTTCTAGAAACATTAGGAGTGCCAATGTTTTGCTGAGTGAAAACATCAATGTTGTTGTATTCTATCTTGACATTACCCATTTTTTATTCTAACACATACTACAATCATTATCTCCTTTTACCATATCATGACAACATGATACAGTAGGCCCCGTTCCCCCTCCAAATAGTCCGTCTGTGTCTCCATTATCATCTACCATAACCGAACACGCACATGGATCTGAGCAAGTTGGAACTCTATCAAAACAATTCGTGTTACTATAATCATCAAAACTAAAATCGTAAAAAGCAAAACAACCAGTACAATTTATTGTTTCTGTTTCTGTTTCTGTTTCTGTAGTAGTAACTGTTGTAGTTATTGTATTTGTTGGTGTAACCGTAACTGTATCTGTTGGTGTAACCGTAACTGTTGCAGTTTTTGTAGCTGTTGGTGTGACTGGAGATTCGTAATCATATATTACACTTTCATCTAATACCGTTGATGAGCATGAAAATTCTCTAACATAAATATTTGTTACTAAATCATTAAAAGATAACTCTCCACATCTATCCAAAACATCCTCTTTATAATATCTTTTGTCTTTTAAATTAAATCTCACCCCTGAACTACAATCTTTAAGACCTATCGTTTCGTAACACTTACCCGCTTGCCAACCCTGTACCCCATCTATAATTTCTTGAGCTACTGTTTTACCAGAGTTAAATGGTATTGAAATTGTTTGTATAACCTCTTCAGTTTTAACTATTCCGCTTTTATCATCTTTACATATCTGAAAACTAACTTCTCCATTAACAACTTCCCCTCTATAAAAATAAGGATGGTTATTATTATATGTTTGAGCGGCTATAATAAATGTTTCACTATTATATAAATTACTATATATAAAAGTTCCAGGTGCAATGTGATATCCAATTAAATTACTACTATCTCCTATGCAAACACCATTTTCCTTTAATAAACAGTTTAAATTTTCATCATAAAAATCTGGAACTGTCACATGAAAAAACTGACAGTTATCACTGTGCGGCGGAGTAAAACTTTGATCTCTTGGTATAGAAAATGTGAAACTGTACCAAGGTTCACCATCTCCACCCCTTATGCAATCTTTAACCTTTGTTGAAAAAGCATAAGATGTGGAGATAATATTTTCAATTAAATTATTCGGCCCCCCACTTTGATCGAAACATCTTTTTCCTGACAATATTGTACCCCCTGGAACTAGTTCGCTAATAGTTTTATTCCAGTTTTCAGGCACGAAAACTTCAACTATTCTATCTGTCGTATCTTGAGCTTCTGGACTTTCGCTGGTCGTTGGTGTTTGCGAGATTTCTGGATAACTAGTTCGAGTAACAACTGGAGCTTCTAGAAATGTAGGAGGCGGCACCTCTTCAGAGATAAAATCTGTTAAAGTTGGCTCTGGGTATTCTAGTTCGTAGTCATCCGCATCTAATTTAAACCCGCTTTCACTCGGAGTTTCAGCGAAGTTATATTCTATAGGCTCATACTCAAAGGTGGTTCTGGTTGGTTCCGTCGGCTCTTCAAAATCTGCCTGGTATGTCCATGGATATCCATTACCTATACTTGAAGTCGGGCAATCTGATACATCTAATATCGACCTGCTGTAGCTTAATCTATTTTCTGTTGGGTCATAAGAATAATTTTCGTCTACTAAAAATTTATTTTCATTACTATTTATAATATCATCTTTTGTACCTTTTGATATTTCTCCAAACAACAAATTTTTGTATTCTAATATACTTATAGCACTTTGTTTCAGAATTCCTAATGTGGTACCACTCCTGCCCTGTAATGTTATTTCTATTGTTGTAACTTTTGGAGAAAACAAGTCTCCCATAACTTGAGCTATTCTAAAGCAATTTATTGAAAACTCATTGAATAAATTAATTCTATTTTGATGGTCTATTTTAATTTCATATTTTTTAACCCTGTCTTTTTGATCTTCTGGTAAATCAAAAACCCCCCTCTCATTACTAAAAGAGTAAGAATAAGATATAGCTCCACTTACATCATTAAATGATAGAGTTTTATTCGTCTCTAGTAACTTGGTTTTTATTTCCGTAGAGGTTGTCGTTGGAGTTGAATAATAATCTAATTTATATCTACTCTCTATCTCTCTCAGTGTTGAGTTTATGCTCTCTACAATAAACTGCAAGCCTTTCTTTGCGTTTTGATTTTTAGTATCAATATCGTCGCCTTGGCCAATAATATCCCCAGACAACCTAACAATCTCAAACCCTTGATTGAATTCAATCGACCTAGATTGCGTTACCTTAAAAGCTGATCCTGAGTAAATTTGATTGTCTGGATCATTTGAATAAGAAACTTCTGCATTTGCTAAGCCCGAATCGAAATCGTATTCAACGCTCAAAGATTCCGAAAAACCAAACAAATCCTCTATCAACTCGGTGGCTGTTGGAGTTGGACATGTTACCACATTTAATTGCTTGTATTCATCAAGTAGATTTTGACCTCTTGACCTGGACCCAGCTAATTCTAGCTGTAAAAAATTTTTTAATTTTGTTTCGGTTTTCTCCCTTAAAATTTTAATTTCTATAGACTCCCTGATAATAACAACCCCATTGCCTTCAAAATTAATAGAAGAGGAAAGTCTCCTTGAGTATTGTTTTGTAGAGTCTGTTTCGTTATACTGTAGATTTTTAGCAACAGAGTATGAGTTATTTATACCGTCAAACGACTCCTCTGAATTTAACCTTTCGTATAAACTTACATCTGAATAATTTTCTCCAAATTGATCATTTATTATTGGGTATTCTGGAGATTCTGAGAAAATAAAATTAACAAATTGCCTCGCCTTCTCTAAAGGCATTTCACTTTTCTTGAACAGTTTAATATTATCAAAAAAAGTATTAATAGTATTATTCGCGATTAAATTTATATTTACATTCTTGTCTACATCTACATTGAATTCTATTTCTCTATGAGAGTATACATCTGGTAGATTTTCTGTTTTGCTTTCGCATTGCACGCTTGCTTGGCCCCATATGGGCGAATCCTGCCCAAGGTATTCTAGCTCTAATATATAATCTCCAGATTCCAGAAAAATTTGATGACTAGCGGTTTCTCCAGCTAAAACTTTAATAGAACCTTTTCCCTTATTGTTTAAGTTTTTTAACTTAGATTTTTGTATCGAGGAGTTACTCCATACGTTTTTTCTGTAAGGTATTAAAGATTTTCTTTTTTTAAACGTGCAGCTTATTTCATGACTTACAGATTTTTGAGATCCAGAAGTTGCAAAATTGAAATTTTCATCAAAAGAATCTAAATACTTCAAATCCTCATTTGTTAAACCTGAAGAATTAAAACTTTCACTACTAGAAGAATTTTTGGATATAAATATTTTATTTAAATCTCCTTCTTCGACAAAAAGCAAAGTTGCTTGAAACTCCGCTGTCTGTATATGTTCTCCAGATATAGCAATACTTTCTACAGTTCCCTCTCCATAGGAAACACTATTAATAAAAATTTCCTGAAGATTATGGGTTATAGATGAGTCTGTTAAATTTAAAGCATTTTCAATTTCAATTAAATCACTATAAGCTTCAATAATATTTTTTACCCCACTATCGTTTCCTAAGTCTAAAAAATTTCCACTTAAAGTAATAGCTTTTTTTTTGTGAAATATGTAATTAGATTCGAAATCAATATTTTGATATGATATTCCTAATATATTTACATTATCAAAATTCATATAAATTTATTATTGAGGTGCGGTTTTGTTTTTTAATTGTATTCTTGGGGCCAAAGCATTTGCCAAGTAATCTAAAATCATTCCATCTTGAAGTAGGTTTTTTAATGTTTGCATCATTACAGGAGTTAACTGCCCCCTTACTACATCAGAATTAAAATCAAATTTTATACCACCAGTCACTTCGTGCTTGATTACTAATTCTCTTAATGTGTCCATTAATGTTTTTGGAAAATCCGCCAATTGATTTATAGATTCAGAAAAAGTGGTTACTGATGCGGCTAGCTCTTTAAAATCTATCCCTTCGCCCCCTCCATTACCATCACCTTCTCCTTCGTTTTCACCATTTCCTTCTTGTAGTTTAATAATCTCTGCTGTTTGGTTTATTATCTCGTCTTTTATTGAGGTTAAGGGGGTCGTTATACTAGCTTCTATATTCGTTATATTAATACCAGCGTCTAATTTATTTGATATCGTTTGACCTAATCTGTCCATTGGGTCTTTCAAGTCTTTAGGGTTTATATTATTTGTTTTATCAGCTATATTTTGTAAATTTTTAGCAAAATTTTGCGTTATTTTTAAATCTTCATCCATTCTGCTTTTCATTTTTTCAAAAATTGGCTTTAGCTTTTCAGCTGATTGTGGGTCAAATTTTTGTAAGTCAGAGAACCAATTATTTGCATTCTCTAAAGCTACTATATAATTAGCCATATCTTCGTTCATTCCTGTAAACATTGTTTCGTTTACGCCAAGCGTGTCAGCTAATTTTCTAAATGCATGAATAGCTTCAGCTCCCATCGCTCCTATCGTGTTATCGCCAGCATTACCAGGCAATCCGTTCCCAAACACACTATTGTTAGATGGTGTTTTGCCCTCTTTTAAATCCCATGTTACAGCGCTAGCAGTCTTTTTCATCTCCTCCATCTTAGTAGCTCCTTCTATACTTAATTCAGAATTATTTTTTCGCTCTTGTGGTCCAAGCAGTGCACCTCCTTGACTAGCCAATCTATTACTAGCTGCTTGAGCCTTGGCCGCCATAGCCTCTAAAGAAATTCTATTCAATTGAGCTATTGTTTCTCGTCCATTTGCTCTTTCTAAATTATACGCGGTTTGAGCTATCAAGTTACCTTTCTCTCCTACCATCTTCAATTTCTCAATTACCCCCTTGGTTTCCGATAAAGTTATATTTCCATCTTTATTTTCTGCAGCAAACTGCTTCATAATGGTTGCTATTTGCTGACTTTCATTTCTAAGCCTTTTCTGCTCTTCGTCTTCAAATTTACCAAGACCTTTCCTGTCAGATTCTTGTCCTAATCCTAACTCTGCTCTTTGTGAGGCTGAGGGGTCAAATAACGAAGTCATATCTGTAAACGAGTCTGCTAAAGTTAATAACTGCTCATTTAATTTGTTCGATTGATTTTCAATTACTGAATTTTTTTGAATTTGGCTTGATCTATCTTCATATCCACGCTCAGAAAGATAACCTCTCGAACTCATAAAATCGTTCGCGCTTATTTTTGCTTGGTATTTAGTGTCTCTTTGAAAGTCTCTTAATGAAGATTCCTGACGATAGTTTGTTTTCATTTCATCAAAAACTTTTTGAGCGTTCTTCATTTGATCGAACTGAGCCTTTACTGCTTTGTATGCATTATTAGAGTTTTTCTCAAGCTCTGATTGTTGACTTACAGACGAAACTGAAGTTTGAGCAAGTGTATTAGCTCTCTCAGATTCTTCATTAGCTGCTACTCTTAAAGCATTTTTTAATACTTTTGAGTTAACCATTTCGTTCATTAAACTTTTTGTACTTGCTTCATCTTCTCCACTATACGCTTTTATAGTCTGAGATCTTTGAATTGATCTTACATCATCTTGATCTTTAAACTCTGCTAGCGGATCTGAAATTTGGTTGCTTGTTAAATGCTCAAGCTCTCTTTGGGTTTTTTCAGCTATATTTAAGTTTTTTACAACTTCTGCAGCTGCTTTAATTGACATATCTGTATTCATCCCCTTTTTAATCTCTTCTTGAGACTTTCCGATTAATCCGCTGGTTATATTTATTGTTTTACCTAAATTTTCAATTTCTTTGTCTAATAAATTTATTTTATCAGTAACATCTATATCCCACTCTGCGATTTCTTTAACTTTATCTCCAATAGCACCGAATTGAAAATCTGAATTCTGCATGTTTCTTATTTCTCTCTTTAAAGATTCTGAGTCAATAATTCCTTTCGACTCATTTTCAGCTTGTTGAATTAATAAATCTCTAAGTTTTTGTGTGCTACTTAAATCGCTTTTTAAATTATTTGTGGTTCTCGATCCACTCAATCTAGATGCAACCCTTGCTTCTTCTTCCATTTTAATTCTATTCTTCATATCTCCTAATAGTTTTTTTGTGATACTATCAGCTCTTTCTTTCCCAGTCCCATCGTCTGTATTAAAAGCATCCCTATCGCTATTATTCGACACAACCTGATTTCCCGCCTCAGATGCTCTCTTCCACATACCTCTAAAATCGAGATTGAACCAATCTTTACTCGCGGACCAAAGCCTAGCTCCAGTCTGAGCTACTACTTCTTGAGCTTTATCTACTAGACCTAAATTATCTCCAGAACTTTTTTCTGTTGGCAAATCTTCAGCAATTCCGATGAGACCCTGTAACGTGTTCGCTCTTTTTCCTAGATTATCCATTTCTTTATTTAGAGCTTGTAATTTTTCTTCAGCAGTTTTTGATGAATTTTGTAAGTCTCCAAGCCTCTTTATCAATTCTGGATCACTTGCGTTACTCATAGCCTCATAAATCATATCTTGAGCTCTGGCAACCCCTTCAAAATCTCCTTTTTTCAAAGCTTCGTTTAATCCAACTACTCCACTTGCATAATTTTGAATAGCTTGAGAATCTTGCAATGTTTTATCTAATTTTTCTTTTTGTTTTATTATTTTTTCAAATGCTTCTACTTGAAGATCTCTTTCTGACATTCTTGACAGTCCCGCTAATGCACCACCAGCCGCACCAGCAAGCATGCCCCGCTTACCTAGAAGAGCTCCCATTGATCCATATTCTAGAGCATCTGTTAGTACACCTGTTGATCCAGGCAATTGTCCCTCACCTCTACCATTCTTCAACATTTCTGCCATCATCGGACCGCCAAACATGAAACCCATTTCCATTGCACCCATTTCTCCCATTCCTCCCATGGTTTTTGACCCTTGTTTTTTAACAAACTTACCTGTGCTTTTAAGAGCTTTTACTAGTGGGTCAATTCCAAACGCAAGCGCAGTAGCTAAACCGCTTACCAATGGCTTTAGTAAAGGTAAAAACGGGACAGCGAAATTTGGTGTCGTTCCATGAGTTTTAGGGTCTATACCCATTCTCTTTGCTCTCGATATGCCTTGGTCAACACCCAAGGGCTCATCTATCTTATTCGTGACAGCCAAACCTTCTGGATTCATCGAGCTTTTTAGTTTAGCACTCTGCTCCACTCTTATAGCGCTAGAAGAAATACCTCTAGCACTTAAAGCTCCTTTTTCTCTAGATAAGGCATCCATTAAAGGGTTTGAATAATTTGGCACATAACCCCCTACAAAATTCATCGTTCTAGCGTTAGATCTAGCATCGTCCTTTAGATACTCAGGCTGCTGATTTTTCTTAAAACCAGACATTCTTTTGTTATAAAACTTCACAACTCTTGATTGAATATCTGGATCTAAAGATCTAAAAAAATCTGAGTTTATATATTGTTTTATATTTCCCAGTGATTCTTCCTGCCTTCTTCTAGAAAATGAAAACAAATTATCTCTGCCAGGAGATCTCAATGGTGAGCTTGTTATAGACCCCGCTTTTGATTGAGCAACATGTTTGTTAAATCTACCAACACTTCCGCTGAATCTTGCAAATTGCTTGCTACTCATCCAAGGTTTACTTGAATAGTTTGGTAAATAACCCTTGGACATATTTCCACGTCTTCCCCTCCTTCCATATTTTTTCATTAATGACATCATTTTTGGGCTCATTCTAGCAGATTTAACTCCAGCGCTTTTTTGAATATATTTCTTATCTATAGCTTGTTTTTCTTTTCTAAGCCCTTGTATTTGTTGTTCTATATTTAATACATCCAGATTTCCTCCTTCTGCCTTGCCAGATAAAACAGATATTAATTTTTCGTTTGCCGCTCTAATTCTTTGATTGACATCTTTTGCTAATTTATTATATTCTAAATAGTCTTTTTTACGAAAATCATATGTTACATTGCCTATTTTGGAGCTGTATCGTTTATAATCATTTTCATACATGCTTTTCAATTTATCTCCAGATTTAATACCCCCAAAGGATCCTGCTCCAAACATAAGCGAAGACATTAACGCTGCTGTTCCAGGGTCATCCCCCATTCCTTCGTGAGCATTAGCGGCGAACAAACCAGCTAAAGCTGTACCACCCACTAGCCCACTCATACCCCTAAAGTCTGCAAATTTTGAAAAGCTAGGTATGTACCCTTTCGATAAATTCTTCCTAGATTTTAAAGCTACCCTTCCCTGCTCTCTCCTTTGTTTTCCTGTGATTTCCTGTTTAATTTCTGGCAAACTTAGTAGTTTTTTATTAAAATCTGCTTTAGTTCCTGGGGTTAGTCCAATTTTTGCATCCGCAAAGGGACTATAATACCCAAATAAATTCTTTAACGAGTTATCAGGAAACCCCTGAATATCAAACGTTGCATTATTTTTAGTAAACAATGAGTTTTTACCAAGTGATTGCACGGCTGTTTCAAAAATTGATCCAGCTGCAGAACCTATACTGCCAGCATTTGCAACCTTAGTGGGCATAGGTGTATTTGCTGCGAATTTTCCAGTTCCAGCCATTTTCATTGCTGTTAAATGAGCTTGGTCTAGCATAAACTTTTCAGCTTTATTTCTTAACGCCGTCTCTTGATTACCTATTCTCTTATCCTTGATTCCTTCTACTCTATATTTCAGTCTGACTTTATTTTCTCCTGATTGAGTTGTTGTATCTACTTTTTGCCTGAAATTTTTTGTAGCAACAAGCATTGTCGCCTGCCTTGAGGCATCAATGGTTTTCAATTGATTTTTTGCTTTTTTTGCTTGTTGCTCTTTTTGAGCTATTACCTCTTTACTATTAGTAGCTTTAAATGCTTTAATTGCAGATTGCTCATCTGGAGTAAATTGATTTAAATAAAGTTTTTCTCCAGTTTTTTTATTATTAATATGGTTTCCACCTTTTAGTCTATTTATTTGTTGGGTTGTTATAGCGCCACGACTTGTTAATAATGAGCCGCCAAAGTTTGGAATAAAACCTCTGGAAAGAGTTTTTATATTTATTTTTCCACCTCTTTTGTAATGCTTTCTTAGTTTTAAAAGCTGGTCTGGATCATAACCCATTCTCATTAGCATTTTATAATCCCCCGACAGCCCTTTCTTGAAATAGTTTTCCAACCACATCTTCTGAAATTCTCCACCCATGCCTTTTTTAACCGTTTCAATGTTTAATTTTTTAAAAGCTGGTGTATTAAATTTAATATTTTTATTAGCTGGATCAGCTAAAACATCTTTTATTTTTTGATATCTATTTCTACGATCAACAAAGTTAGGAACATAACCACTTGAGGCATTAAGGAAGCCAAATTGCCCTTGCCCAGCATCTTGATTTTTTTGGATGGTATATTCCCCGTCTTTCTTAAATGCGGAATTCCTAACTTTTGTATCTTTTGGAACTAGCATGTTTAACCCACCCCTGAACATAGCAGCTGCACCTTGTGTTAAGTTAATATTCTGAAAATTACCATCTTTTATCCCAATTACTTTACGTCCAGATTTTTTTTGCAGATTTATTAAATTATCTAAAAACGACGAAGCGCCCTTTTTAAGGACTGCGGTAATATTTTGTTCGTTTTTGGTTTTTTGCTCGTACTTTTTAAATCTTTTTTGACCTCTTGAGTTTATAGACTCAACACTTATATCAAAAGGATCATTTCCTTGTATGAATGACGCTTTCTGATTACCAGGTCTGCCAGATAAATAGAACCTACCTTTACTTTCTCCGACTAACCCTTTTGATTTAGTCACCAAACTTCCAAACAGGTTTCTCATTTTTGCTGGCTGTTTGCCAGAATATGCTGGTTGATTAGCTATATTCTCTGCACTTGTAAAAATTCCTCGGTAAACTCCATTGTTTATCAAACCTTTATATCTTCTCTCTAAAAATTTTTTATAATCTTGATTGATCGTGTACTTTACTCGTCCATCTTTTTGACTGGGGTCTCTCTGGATTAATTTATCTTTTATTGAAGCCGCCTTTTTTTCAAAATACGAATTATTTTGCGGCATTCTTTCTACTTTTACTTTCCCAGTAAACTTATCACTCAAGTCTGCGTATTTACTTATTTTTGATGTTGCTCCCGTATTACTACTTGCACCAAGCTGTCTAGCGGTATAGCTAATTGTTTTACCATGCCCAAATCCACCTCCTGAAAAGTTTGGTATTATTCCAGAGGCTGCATTTACTTTTTGAGCACCATTTGGAAGCCCATATGCTTTTGCCATATTTCGATTAAAAACAGCATCAGCTCCCGACCCCTCATAGTTTCTAACTATCCATTCTCCAGTATTTACCACAACGTCTTCAGTTCTCCCAGGGGTCGTTTTTATTTTTGTTGAAACTGGCGAGTCAGTTTTCCTGGCTCCCCCTACCCCTTTATGTATGTCCCTTGATTCTTTAGCGAAAGCTGGCAAAAAGCCACTGGCCATTCCAAGTGTTTTCTTCCCTTTATTTCTAGCGGGCCTTTTACCCATAGGCACAAAACCAGCGTCAGAAGCTCCAATACCCGCTAGTCTTGATCCAGCCGCAATTCTATTAATTAATGCTTCTTGTTTTAAGCGCTCTGCGGTTTCTTGTTTTATAATGTTTAAAATTATTTGCTCTTGTTTTGCTGTATTGCTTCCCGCCGCAAGTATTTTTTGATAAATTCCAGCATTTGAACTTAATATTTGCCCAATTGCGGCTTGTAAGGATTGCTGCCTTTTAGTTTCTGAATTTAACCCTAGTATATCCGCAAAGGCTTCTTTTGCGAACTTTGTTACCAGCCCAAATATTTTTATAAAAGCAGCTCCTAAAATAACTAACCCTGGTCCAGTTAAAAAACTACCAATACCTCTGATTAGATTTTTAGCTACATCAGACCCGCCCTCTTCAGAAAAAATAGAATTTAGTTTTTGAGCTAAATTATCTAGAAATTTTAGAATTTCTTTAAAGTTTCCTGATAGGGCTAAGTCTCCAATTGAAGCTGCTAGCTCTTGAGAGCTTAGCGTTGTTTGTTTAAACAAAGCATCCAAAGTTGTATTTAACTGTTCATTTCTTTGTATAGCTTCGTTTGTTGTATTATTCGCAACACCAAGAGCTTTATTGTATATAGAGAACCCACTATTTAAATCTTGTAATAATGCTTGTAAATTTTGAATTTGGTAAACCCCCGCTAATTGCTCGGATGTATAAGCTTTCTGACTATCTGATAAAGTTTTATATACATTTGCATAATCTAATATTATGTCCATTCCACTACGAAAAGATCCATCTAAATTTTTTGTTGCTACCCCAATTTCTTCCAAAGCTTCTCTAACACCACTCCTTTTAATTCTTGTAAATATACTCTTAAATCCATTTCCTATTACAGACCCCCCTCTAGCTGTTCTTTGTTGAACAGCGGTTATCACCGCCGATAATTCGTTAAATGAAACTCCAGATGACTGAGCAACAGCTCCTGCTCTAGATATCGCTTCAGCTAAATCAGCTGATGACACAGCAAAGGCGGCATCAACATTCGCCATTCTATTAACAATTTGCTCGTGGGTTATACCCTCTTTATTAAACGAGTTTATTGCCGCTGTTAAAGTTTCTGTTGACTTTACAGCGTCTAATCCTGACAACCTACTTAACACTAATGCTGAGTTTACTCTTGCTAAAGTTTCTTCAGCGCTTAAACCTTGCCTAGCTAGTTCTGTAGCCGATTCAGCGACATCTTTCAGAGATGTTGCTGTGTTTCTAGCTACATCAAATAATCCATCTCCAAACTTTCTCATTGCTTGGTCAGAAACTTCCATTACAACTTGAATATCTTTTAGGGATTTCTCAACTTGAGCGGTTGCTAATACCATACCCTTAAAAGCATCGGATATTCCATTAATTACTCCAACAGCCGCTCCGAAAGCAAAAACACGAGCTGCAGAAGCGTCCATAGATTTCTGAAACTCACTAGCAGCATTTGTTATTTTACCTAACGGTTGAACCATCCCCTTGGGGTTCAACTGAGGTGTCATTTGCATCCTATTTACAGCAGCCTGAGCTGCTCTAGCATCTCTAATAATACTTTCCTTAAATCCAGTCGAACTGGTTGGTATTTGTATAACACTCATTTTCCTTTTACCTTAACTTTAAGTACACTATTTTTTATGCATTTTCATAAAGTCCTCCATGGTTAATTCCCCTCCTTTTTCTTCGGCTATTTTGTGAATATCTCTACCCTTAGGTTTTTCAACACCAAGATCCTTCATCTCTTCGTTTGATAATTTTGCAAATGAAAACCCATCTGATTCTTGAGATTTTTTAATTATCTTTTCGGCTTTATCCTTTTTCGCATCTGTTTCTTCTATGAAGTTAATGATTTTTTCTGCATCGTCTTGTATATCTTTCGGAATTTCTCTATTCTCAAAAATAGCCCGAAACATTTTAGAGTAATTTAATAAATTAGTTTGGTAAAAACTTAGTTGCAAGACTGGCTTGTTAAAAAAATTAGACAAATCTTTATCGAAAATCGATGCTAAATTTTTAAAAGAACTTAAAAGAGCGGTCTGCATAATATTTTTATCCGATAGCTTTTCTATAGCTTGTGTATACAAATTAAAAAAATTATTTAATTCAAAATAATCTAAATCCTGAAACTCTTCTTCTGTCCATAGATTTTCTTCTAATTTTGCATCTTTAAATGTGCACAGTCTTAACACTTCTTCATTGCTTTTTTTTTCAGCGTAGTGTTCAGCTGTAACACGTAAAAAAGATTTTTTTAACTCTAAAGATTTTTTAAATTCAGGTTCAATTTCTTTTAATCTTTTTGATATAGACTCTTTTTCAAATCCTCTAAATACTTTTTGTAAAGTCTGCTTTAGATTTTTTACTTCTAACTCTTGGTTAGATAATTTTTCTTCATCTTTTTCTGTCCATTGACCTGTCTCTTTTAAACTTTCAAACAAATCTTCCTCTTTAGGAATTTGTTTTCTTATAGCATTAGAATAATAATCTTCATAAAGATTGTTAATAATATTAAATTCTTTTAATGTTAAATGTTTTACATAAATTTTTTTAGAATTTATTTCTGAAACAGAGAAGCCGTCGCATATTTCTTGAAATATCAAAGATATTTCTCTATTATTCACTTCCTTTTTCTTCTTCTGAATTTTCTTCTAAATTTTCCTCTGAAGATTCATCTTCCTTGAGGGTGCTTTTCATTTCTTCGAAGATTGCCTCTATACTTTCAGAGTCTTGATTTCCACTAACATACCATATTGTAATTATAGATGAAATTTTATCAATACTCTTTTGATACAAGTCGTCTTCTGAGTCTTCCTTATCTTGATAGGATTCATATTTTGATTCAAAATCATCTCCATCAAACATTTTTTCAAAAGGTCTATCCTCGCCTTCGCCTTCTTGGAAATAACTTAAATTTAAAATATACCACATTATAGCTCGATTTCTAGCTTTTACATCTGCAGTATGATCAAACAAGGAGTTTTGAAGCATTTCGTACTCAGTTAACTCTTTTTTTAAGAAAGATAAGTCTCTGATTGACTCGTTTAATTTTTCTCGTTGCCTATTAGATAAACTATTATTTTCTCCGAATATTGAAAACTGCTGAACTTCCAACTGCTTTTGATGCATTTTGTATAATAATTCAGCATATATCTTTTGTTCCTTTTCAGACCATATACCTCCTTGATTTCCGTATTGTTTAGCTAGCATCGCTTTTGTAAGTAATCCCATTTTAATAAACTTATTCAACTCCAAACTATAAAACATATCTCCTTCTTCAAGTTCAGTCCTGTTTGGCTTCTTAATAATTATCCTATAAGGAACTTCTTTGTCCACCTTAACTTTCTCTATAGAAGTTACCACTTCCGCTTTTCCAGTTTCTTTATTTTTGCGTTTTGTTTTCTTTTCTATTTCTTCTTCAATTTCTCTATTTAAATTTAAAGAGAAGGAATAGAGTATATTTTTTTCATTTATTTTCATAACCTTTTACCTGTATTTATAATTAAATTGATTTATATCTTTTTCGTAAATTTTTGCTACTTTTTCAATTTGTTCAGTTTTAGTATAATATTCTGAGTAATGCTTTCTTACTCCGCTTGAATTCCATTTTTTATCAATAGGAAAATCTGGTAATTCTAATTTTAACTTAATGTGGTCCATATACACATCAAGCTCTTCATACTTAAATATATCTTGTACCAATCGTTTTCCTTGTTCGTCGTACAAATGATCATACTGGGGCATGGTATGCCAATAAGCATCTGTAAAGCTTTTATCAAACGGCAGAGTGTCGATAAACTTTTCAAAACTTATTATGCTTGTCACCCTGTTTTTCCAAGCTGAAACTAATCTATCCCAAGGGTTTCTTACAAAAGCAAATTTATAAAAATCATCCCAAGTGTTATGGTCGATTTTTTTTACCATTTCAAGTTCTGATGAATTAATGTTTTTTGCAAAGTATGGGATAGCTTTACCCCGCGCTCTCTCTAAATCATTATGAGCTGCAATTTGTTTCATGTTTTCCCGCACTCTAATGCAGCATCCTTTCGAGTATTTATAATCAGGACTTGTTGTGTCACAAGGTCCGTCTATTGGGGAGTACCTAAATGTATGCCACCCACACCGACCGAAAAATACAGTTAGGGATGTTCCTGCATTTTTAGGAACATGAAAAAAAATTGATTTTTTTTTAAAACAAATTTTAGCCATAACTTTATTATAAAGTTATTTTTTTGTTTTTATATCAAAATTTTCCATATAGGAAATTAACTCTCTTTTTACATCGTTGCCAGAATCTAATATTTTTTTTCTTAAGAAGTTAAATTGAGCACGATCTAAGTATTCTGCTTGGCTTAATAGTTCTTTTTTTTCAGGTATAGAATTTTTAAGTTTACTAAATTGTATGTCATGCTCTTGCTGTAGGCCTTCTATGAGATTTAAACAATTTTTATAAACCGTCGTGATTGACCTGACCACTTGAAACTCTAAGAGTTCTTTATCTTTATTCATGTATATTTTCCTTTTACCTTTTTGTGTATTTACACAAAAAAACCCCAGGCGTGAAACCTGAGGTTTTTTTTTAATATAATTCTTATATTAAGGAGTTGGAGTTGTAGGAACTCCATCATTCGCTCCAACTTTATTCTTAGCTTCTGTAATTAAGAAAATTCCGTTTTCACTATCGTTGGCTCCTCCAACTTGAGAGGAGAAAGTAAGATCGACAGTTTTATTGTCCCCGATAGATGCTGAAAAAGCCTGGGTGTCAAGAATAGCATTTCTCATAATGAATACCATTGCATTAGCTGCTCCACATCTTGTGTTTAGTACGATTGCAATATCTCTACCCTTTTCTGAGCCGCACAACAATTCATCTAAGCTTCCATCTGAAAACTCGGTCATCAATGCGGAAACACTCAATGTCATATTTAAAGGAAAATCAACCTTTCTGGAAAATGGATACAAGCTACCAAGTCTATTCAATGGGCTTCGAGACACTGGTATATCTAGGGAAATATTTTGTACGTGAATAGAGCTTTTTGTTTTTGTTTCATTCACACCTGGCAGGATGGCTCCTCCAGTCTGTAGTTTTCCAGCTTCGGTGGCGCCTAAATACCCTTTAGCATCAAAATCTATAGAAATATCTCCAGGCCTGATAGCAAAAACTTCTTGTCCGTCAACCGTAATATTTCCATCTGTAGACGCTACACCTGCAAAATCAACCTTATTGTCTAGCCTACCTCCCGTAGTTGATTCAATGTCAATTGAGGGGTTTTGCAACTGGCTAGTAAGATCATTCTTAAAAACAATGTTGGACGCTTCTACAGATACACTTGCTGTAGCTAGTTCTCCAACAGCGGCTGAAATTCCATAACTTGTCACAAAGCCATTACCAACTGCGATTACTCCATTAGTTGTTTTTGCTACTGATGCTGCTCCTCCAGGTAATGGCAATGATTGACCATGCACATCTTCTCCTTCTGGCACAGTAACGATGTAGTAATTTAATTCATCGTTGTTTGCGTCTCCAGTCAATAAATCTTTAGTCATTGGTGTAGCGTTAGACAAAGTAAACTGCCCAGCTGCATTACTGTTAAAACCTAACAAATCCTCTTGAGTACCATCTGTTAAATAGTAAGAAAAATCTAAAGAAACCGTGGGTGGTTCTGTGACTTCTCTAGATAATGCAGCTAGTTGTCCAAATTCATTTACATCAGTACGAGTTACTTCTAAATTGTAACTCATATCTTGCACTCTGTTAATTTCTTTTATGTCGTTTGAGTCAATAAGTTGACCAGAACCACTGGCGGCACCTGTTCCTTCTAGTTTACTTACATATAACGATTCGCTTTGATATAATACTCTGTCTGTTGCCATAATTTATAAAATTTAAGTTATAAACTTATATACAGTAAAAACCAATGAATGTGAAATTATTTTTACCTACTAAAAATAGCTCTTGGGATTCTTGGCATGGATAACGCAAAGTCTAAAAACCCGATTTTATAATCTTTTGAGGAGGTGATTTTTTCTCTAGATCTATCTGTTAATTTTGAAGATCTTGATTCGTCTATAAATATTGACTTTGAGCTGTTTCTTGATAAATCTATATATTTATAAGGATGATTTTTTATATGAGAAAACTCTCCATAAGGAAAATCTTCATAATTAATCAAAGGAAAACTGGTTCGCGCAGAGTCTCTAAATATAGACAACACGCCATCTAATGTATAATTTGAATCAGCAACGACCACCGCCCTCATGTAAAATTTCGTACAATCCATACCTCCCATAGCAAAAGGCACATTTTCTGAATTCTCTAATGTTATAAACATTGCTGGTACAGTATAAATCTTCTCAGAGAACCCGCCGTTCGTTTGTAGATATGTTTGATTTGTAGGAGAAATAATAAAATCGCTATTTAGTATTACGCTTTCTTCTGTATCGTCTGTTATATATAAATTTACTGTTTTGTATGCAAATTCGCCTGTTATATTCAATGTTGTGCTGGCTCCAAACCTTGCATCTTTGGTGTCTACCAGGACCCTACCACTGTTGTAGTCAATATATATCCCGTCTTTATCATTTATATTTGCTCCTTCGATATTAACAAAATCATTGACATTAAACTTATCTGAAGAAGAAACAAATTGTCTATAAGGGCTATAATAACCATTGTAATCAGCGGGAACGTCTAGTGAGTCTACATATTTAAATGTATGATTTACTGCAGATTCATAAGCTTCTGCAAAATAAACCAACCTATCTTCACACCAAAGATAAAAACTAGACAATAATTCATGATCAAAAGAGGTCTTCATTTTATAAAATTTAAAATATTTTTCTTGAAATTGTTAATTATTGATGATAAATATTTCGTATTTCTAAATTGCCCACCTCTTATTTTATTTTCAGCTTGAATACCTTGTGAAGATCTACTGCTAGAGCTTGGTTTGTTTATATAATTTCCTAAACCAGAAATACCTCTTTCAATTCCTTCTGCCCAGCTCCTACCTTCTTGCCATGGCATCGGAGAATTTTTAAACAGCTCTTCCTTGTCTGGCACTTCAACTTCAAACTTTAGTGTTATAGATTTCTGGCTTGCTGGTACAGATCTAATCGCCAGAGTCTTTTTAATTATTTTTCTAAGTGGATCGATAGGCTTCATTCCACTTTCAAAACCTATGAAAGAAAACAAATTGCCATAACCACCCAATGTCCCACTTTGATTTGACCCGTTTGGCCCTGATTCTATTTCTTTAGTCACTGGATGGCTTTCAAATTCCTGCATCATTTCTCTTTGGGCTTTTTGAACGCTTTGAATTAAAGATTTCTCAATTTTTTTTCCAACTATAGGTCCAACTTGTTGATTTTCAATATTATTCAAAGCTGTTTTGTTAATTTTTACATTCATTTTACCCTCTTCTTTTTAGTAATAAATTATAGTATTTCACACTAAACATTCCAGATTTAGCAGCATCAGAATTAACATTAAATAATTCTCCATCAACTTCTATATCACTAGCTTGTCTAATAAGATTATAACCCTCTTCGTTTACTTTTATCCTTATATGATCTGAAGGTATATCTATACCTAATATTTCATTTTCTGAATTTTGCCTCAAAAACTCGAAATTTCCTGCATATGCTATTCTAGCTTTAAGCTTGATTACTTCTACTACTTTATCTGATCCAGCCTGATTCTTTATTCTTGAGTATAAAGCGTTATATGTAGAATCGGTTGCTATAAAAATTTTTTTCTCTTTCTTGAAAATAGTTATCTCTCTAGCAAAAGTATCATGGATATCATCAAATATTTTATCATATTTAATTTTATCATTGCTAGGTATTAAATCTGACATTTTTCATCAAGGGTTTGAGACGTCACAATCTCCAGAGTTTCCAGACCATTGTATGTCGCAACTAAAACATGTTGTATCCTGAGAGCACGCACAACATTGATTGCAATCATCTGCGATAACCACGGTATCATTTAGTTTTTTAACAAAATTTTTATTAAATTGTGTTTCATTTAAAAATTTATCTCCAGTTCCTCCGCAGCCTGTATTGTCATCAATAAAGAAACTACAATTTTTAGCTTGAGACCCTCCTACTTTGCGATAACATCTTCCCACATCTACGAAAACTTCAGGAGGGATTTGTCCAGGCCTGAAAGCAATATGCACATTTCCAATGTCTAGAGCTCCACTGCAAACTAATCTGTCAATACATCTTGACGGATCAATGTCTCCTTCTTGACAAGGGGTATACTCTACACAAAATCCATAACCACATGGATTAATGGTTTCGGTGGGAGTAGAATCTGTGCTAAAAAATTGATCTGCTGGATCTGTGCCAGAGTTTACATCTCCATACCTCTTTTTAATAAAAATTGTTTGATCATCAAGATTTCCCTCGAATTTTACCGTGGCTAAAGAAAATTCTTTTGCTGGGTCTGTATTTCCTACTTTAATGTTTACTGTTTTAAGGTCTACTGATTTTGATACCCCCCCAATACAAACAGAGGAATCTTGCATTAGATTTGATATATTTTGAATTAATATTTCTTCTCCAGTTCTTCTATCGCTTTCTACTATATCACTAGTGTTAACGATTTCTATTAAATTTTTTACCTCCCCACAACATTCATCAAAGGTTGAAGTATGGGTTATTGTTTGAGTTATCGTTGTAGTTTCCGTTACCGTATCTGTAGCTGTTGGTGTGATTGTAGCTGTTTCAGTAACTGTAGTGGTTGGTGTGATTGTAGCCGTTTCAGTAACTGTAGTGGTTGGTGTGATTGTAGCCGTTTCAGTAACTGTAGTGGT